AATGAGTTGGGATAAGAACCGTTGGGAAAAATTAAGGAGGAATGGTTGGATAGAAACGTGGAGACACAGAAATAGAACAACCATCAAATACTCTGTATTCAAAACCTCCTTTAAGTGTTCGCACTTAATAAGTAGAATATATAGAATACTACTTGGTGAAGAGGATATACCAACCTCTGAGAATAGTATTTTTTTTAATAACAAATCATATACCGATAAGGTCATGAATAAGTCTATCGATGATATGATAAAAGATAATGAACGATGATAAAGAATTTAGTGGGTGGCTTATTCAGCACAGTAGTAGAAAATGCAGAAGGAATACTTGATAAAGTTATTACAACGGACAAAGAGAGAGATGAAGCCAAGCTTGCTCTCAAAAGATTATTACTCGAAGCAGAACAAAAAGCCTTCAAACAAGAAGTCGAAGACAGAAAGAGCGCTAGAGATATGTACAAAGACGATGCGCTTATTCAAAAGATACTTGCAACGTTATTTACAGTAGCATACTTTGCTTTAAGTTTTGTAATGTTTAGATTCTTCATGGTAGGAGATATAGATCTTGGAGAATTTGAGATAAGTTTTATCTCTACAATATTTGGCGCAATGAGCGCTAAGGTTAATACAGTTGTCGATTTCTTCTTTGGAGGATCGTCAAAGAAAAATGAACAAATAAATAAAAAATAAAATGGCATATAAAGATATAACTGAATATGGTTTTGGACAACTAGGTAGCTCTTATATATCTGGTAACGCAACAGACGCTATAAAACCACCAACTGGAAAAGTTTTTGTAGCAATAACTTTTTTACTAGATACTATTTTTGAAGATGATGGAGGTTTAGTAGCTGAAAGAATAAATGTACCAGGAGCTAATTCTTCTGCACCAAGTGTTAACACAGGAGATAGATATATATCTACACAACAACCTGCTAACGATCTTGCTGGCGGTAGTGAAACTGTAGATGAAGGTTCTGGCGGTCAAATAATAGGTGGTACTACAGAAGCTGACGCTGTAACATTTCCAAAAGGAGTTACTATTTATGGTAGATTTACTAGCATACAGACTTATTCTGGAGCTTGTATAGCTTATATAGGAGAATAATGTTAGGTTTAGCAGGAGGTTTAGTTTGGACTCAAGGCCCTTTGTTGCCATGTGAAACACCTGATTGCTTTAGCGATCTTGTTGGTTGGTGGGACTTTTCAGATTCTGAAGCAATGCAAAAAGGCACCATAAACGTAGATAGTGATGGTCAATTAACTTCTATTAATGAAACAGGTTTTGCAGACACAGCTGGTGATAGAGTTGTTAAGGTAACAAACAAAGCTTTTACAGTGGGTACATTTGCTGGCACAAGTGATGTTTTAGGTAAATTTTTATACGCTTTTAATGATACTCGTAGACCAACTATTGGCACTGGTGGAGCTGGTGGTAATAGCTATATTGACTTAACTGGTGATAGCACTTCTCAAGGATTAATGGCAACATCAAGAGATGGATTTGGTTCTAATCAAACAGGTGCTATTTTTAATGATGGTTTAAGTGGCATTGATTTGCTTCCACACAAGTTCACCGTGTTTGTTGTAGCATCATCTGATAACGCCACGTTAGGTACTGGCAACTATCAACACATGTTTAGTTTTAATGGCGGTGAAGAAAATAGTGAAGAGATTTCTAGAGCATTTTCTCTTGTTAAATCTAACAATTCAACTAGGGCAACCTTTAGTTATGAGGGTGAAACAAGCGAGAGCGTAGCATCTTCAGCAACAAACAATAACACCAACACTAGATTAATAACTTTTCGATCAGCAACTGGAAGTAATAACTCTGCAATATTTCATGACTCTAGTAGCGTGGGTACAGGCACAATAGCTAATGACGCTGAAATAGAATTTATACCAACTGGTCACCCTAATAACGAGCAAGCTTCTGTTGAGATTGGTGGGTTTGTAAGTTTAGATACTTCAGCTGACTCTCCCCAATGGGATGCTAATTATGGTTTTGACGGTAAAATATACGAAGTTGTAGTCTATAATAAAAGTATGAGCGACTCAGAAAAAAATATACTTGAAACACATTTAAAAAACAAGTATAATATAACTTAATAATAATTAAATAAAATAAAATAAAATGGCAAAAAAAGAAAAAGTTGTTGACCTTAAACAAAGGGTTGACAAGATATCAGAACAACATTTAACAGAGTTACAAAGTATTGTCAACACGTTGAATGCAACACAATTTAACATAGGTAAAATAGAAGTTCAAAAACATAAGTTGCTACATGAGTTAGCAACCGTTCAAGATAACATAACTATGTTGCAAGATAAAATGACTAAAGAGTATGGTACCTTTGATATTAACATAGATGATGGTACAATCAACTGGCCTAAAGAAAATAAAGATGAAAAATAATATCATCAGAAAAATTACTATAGGCAAAGATTATAAAACAGATTCAATGCACTACGCTGTACAACAAGAAGTTTATGGTGGACATAAAATTTGTGATATAATAGAGGAAGAGGATAAATACTGTATTTATATTAGAAAAGAAGAGGTGGTCATACCTTGGAAAGATTTTAATAAAAATATGGCTATATCTGTTGAGTACAATCTAGAATACTAATGAAAGCTTACAAAGATTTTATTGTATCACCAATTGGTAAAAGATACAATAACTCTACAAGTATTGATAATAAAGAGTTAATACTTAACACAGAAGTATTTAATCATCAATATATAAATAGAAAAGCGAAAGTAATCGCTACTCCACTATTGTTTCAATCACCCATTAATGTGGGTGATGAAGTAATAGTGCATCATAATGTTTTTAGAAGATGGCATGATGTTAAAGGTAGAGAGCGTAATAGTAGATCATACTGGAAAGAAGATAAGTATATTATATCAGAAGATCAAATATATTTGTATGATGATAAAGCTATGCCTGGATATAGTTTTGTACAACCTATAAAATCTATAGATAATTTAACTAGTGATATAGAGAAGCCATTAGTTGGTGTTATAAAGTACACAGATGGTGCTTTTGATTTAAATACTTTAGTTGGTTTTACACCTAATAGCGAGTATGAGTTTGTTATAAATGGTAAAAGATTATATAGAGTTTTAAATAAATTTATTACAATTAAATATGAATATCAAGGAAACGAAGAAGAATATAATCCAAGCTGGGCATAAAGCAGTTGAAGAACTAATTAAAGTAGCTAGAGAAGAAATAGTTGATTCAGACGAAGATATATCAGCTGACAGATTAAAAAATGCCGCTGCTACAAAGAAGTTAGCTATATTTGATGCATTTGAAATATTAAACAGGATCCACGAAGAAGAGGCTATGTTAGATGGTAAAACCATTGAAGCAAAAGAAAACAAGTTCAAAGGGTTTGCAGAAGGTAGATCAAAATGAGTTACGAGCAAACACTATATAAAATAGTTGAGCCAGTAAAACTTACTACAATAAAAAGATTAAATAAATCTAAAAAGTGGAAGTATGGTTATAACAAAGAAAACGATGTTGTTGTGATATCTAAGACTGGTATGATAGGTGATGTTGTAGAGATACAAGGCTTACAAATAGCTTTACCTAAACAACCTGGTAAAGTATATTCAGCTAGCAAAAACATTTTAGAACAAAAGTGGAAACAGTTTCCTTCTAACCCTGATTTTAAAAAAATTAAAACAGTTTTTGATTGGCAAGTTTATCCAGACGATTTTAAACAAAAACACTACGAGTATATAGATGAGGAGTTTAAAAGAAGAGAAGAAGGCTTTTGGTTTATGAACAAAGGTGAACCAACATATATAACTGGTACACATTATATGTATTTACAATGGAGTAAGATAGATGTTGGAGCTCCAGACTTTAGAGAAGCAAACAGATTGTTTTATATATTTTGGGAAGCTTGTAAAGCAGATAAAAGAAGTTACGGAATGTGTTATTTAAAAAATAGACGTTCTGGCTTTTCTTTTATGAGTTCAGCTGAAACTGTTAATTTAGCAACATTAGCTAGTGATAGTAGGTTTGGTATATTATCAAAAACCGGTGCTGATGCAAAGAAAATGTTTACTGACAAAGTTGTGCCAATAAGTTTAAACTATCCTTTCTTTTTTAAACCAATACAAGATGGTATGGATAGACCAAAGTCAGAGTTAGCATATAGAGTACCAGCTAAAAAGTTTACTCGTAAAAAAATACGTGAGCGCGAGGAGATGGATGATGTCGAAGGACTTGATACAACTATAGACTGGAAGAATACAGGTGATAATAGTTATGATGGTGAAAAGTTAAACTTATTAGTACACGATGAAAGTGGTAAGTGGGAAAGGCCTGATAACATAAAAAATAACTGGAGAGTTACAAAAACTTGTTTGCGTTTAGGTAGTAGAGTTGTTGGTAAGTGTATGATGGGAAGCACATCAAATGCTTTAGATAAAGGAGGTGATAATTTTAAAAATCTATATAATGATTCAGATGTTACCAAGCGAAATAGAAATGGACAGACTAAGTCGGGATTATATTCTTTGTTTATTCCTATGGAATGGAATTACGAGGGATTCATTGATGAATTCGGACGACCTGTGTTCACTGATCCTAAACAACGAGCACTTGATCCACAAGGAATAGAAATAGATCAAGGAGTTATAAATCACTGGGATAATGAAGTTGAAGGTCTGAAAGATGATCAAGATGCTTTAAATGAATTTTATCGTCAGTTTCCTAGAACAGAAGAGCACGCGTTTAGAGATGAGACTAGAAATAGTTTATTTAATCTTATAAAGATATATGAGCAAATAGATTATAATGAAGGTATAAGAAACTCTTCTGTAATAACAACTGGTAATTTTCAATGGGCTGGTGGAAAAAAAGATTCTATAGTAACATTTAATCCAGATCCTGGTGGTAGGTTCAATATAAGTTGGGTGCCAGGAAGTAAACTACAAAACAACGTTATATTAAAAAATGGCGTACGATATCCGGGTAACGAACACATGGGGGCATTTGGCTGTGACTCTTATGATATATCTGGAACAGTAGACAAGAGAGGATCAAAAGGTGCTTTACACGGTTTAACAAAGTTTTCTATGGAAGATGCACCAGCAAATACTTTTTTTCTTGAATACATAGCAAGACCACAAACAGCTGAGATATTTTTTGAAGATGTTTTAATGGCACTAGTATTTTATGGCATGCCACTACTAGCTGAAAACAATAAGCCAAGATTATTATACTATTTACGTAGAAGAGGTTACAGAGCGTTTAGTATGAACAGACCTGATAAGGTTTGGAATAAATTATCAACCGCAGAAAAAGAAGTAGGTGGAATACCAAACTCAAGTGAAGATATAAAACAGGCTCATGCTGCCGCTATAGAGATGTACATAAATGATCACGTTGGTTTATTACAAGACGGTACTTACGGTACTATGTATTTTAATCAAACGTTAAACGACTGGTCTAAGTTCAATATAAATAGAAGAACTAAGCATGATGCTTCTATAAGTTCAGGTCTAGCTGTAATGGCTTGTAATAGACATTTATACCGACCAAATCCAAAACAAAAAAGAGAACCACTAAATATAACCATATCAAAATATAATAACACTGGATTTTCATCTAAGATAATTAATAATAAAATATGAGACAAGAACACTCAATACATTTTCCGTCACAAGCTGTTAGCGATTTAGAAAAGCTAAATGAAGATTACGGTTTAAAAGTAGCAAGAGCAATAAGGCACGAGTGGTTTTCTGGAACTACTTCAAAGTACAATAGTCATAAAAATAATTTTCATACACTAAGATTATACGCTAGAGGTGAACAACCTATACAAAAATATAAAAATGAATTATCAATAAATGGTGATTTATCTTATCTTAATCTTGACTGGAAGCCTGTACCTATTATTCCTAAGTTTGTAGATATTGTTGTAAACGGTATGGCTCAAAGAAACTTTGAAATAAACTGTTTTTCACAAGATGAGTTTGGTGTAAACAAAAGAACTAAGTACATGGAGTCTATACTTCTCGATATGAGATCTAGAAGTTATACGGATTTAGTTAAACAAAGATTCAATATAGATTTATACGAGAATGATCCAGAAACTTTACCTGACACAGAAGAGGAGTTAACACTTCACATGCAGCTTAATTATAAACAAGCAGTGGAATTAGCAGAAGAGCAGGCCTTAAATGTTTTATTAGAAAACAGTGATTATGATTTAGTTAGAAGAAGATGTTTATATGATTTAGTTGTACTAGGTATTGGAGCCACTAAAACTACTTTTGATTTTAGCAGTGGAGCCAGAGCGCAATATGTAGATCCAGCTGATTTAGTTTATTCACACACTGAGTCTCCTTATTTTGAAGATGTGTACTATATTGGAGAGGTAAAAGAATTACCGATTAACGAATTAGTAAAAGAGTTTCCAGAGTTATCTGAAGAGGAGATAAAAGAAATAACAGATAAGTACGCTTATCCATTAGACTACGTTACGAATAGAGATAAAAACAAAGTTCAAGTTTTATACTTTAATTACAAAACACACATGAACAATGTTTACAAGTTAAAAAAGTTAGCTAATGGTGGTGAAAGGGTTATTGAGAAAAACGATCAATTTAATCCACCTGAGGGTATGGATGTTAATTTTTCTAAACTAGAAAGAGTTGTAGAAACTTTATATGAAGGTGTTTATATTATTGGTTCAGACAAGATGTTGAGATGGAAAATGTGTGACAACATGATGCGTACAGATTCTGATTTTAGTAAAGTTAAAATGAATTATCAGATAGTTGCACCTAGAATGTATGAAGGTAGAATAGAATCTGTTGTTAGTAGAATAACTAGTTTTGCTGATATGATTCAATTAACACACTTAAAGCTACAACAAGTTATGGCACGTATGGTTCCTGATGGAGTATACTTAGATGCTGACGGCTTAGCAGAAGTTGATCTTGGTAATGGAACAAACTATAATCCACAAGAAGCTTTAAACATGTTTTTTCAAACTGGTAGTGTTATTGGTAGAAGCTTTACTTCAGAGGGCGATGGTAATCCTGGTAAAGTACCAATACAACAAATAAGCAATGGAGTTAATAGTGGTAAAATACAAAGTTTAATCAGTACTTATAACTATTACTTACAAATGATAAGAGATGTAACTGGATTAAACGAAGCAAGAGATGCTAGTACTCCAGATCGTAACGCTTTAGTTGGTGTTCAAAAAATGGCAGCAGCTAATTCTAATACAGCAACTAGACATATATTACAATCAATGATGTTTATAACAGCTGAAGTAGCAGAGTGTTTATCATTACGTATAGCAGATATAATAGAGTATTCACCAACACGTGACGCTTTTATTAGATCATTGGGTGCACACAACGTTGCTACATTAGAAGAAATGAAAAATCTACATCTTTATGATTTTGGTATATTTATAGAACTAATGCCAGATGATGAAGAAAAACAAATGCTAGAAAACAATATACAAGTTTCTTTACAACAAGGCTCTATAGATTTAGATGATGCGATAGATTTACGTACTATAAGAAACGTAAAGCTTGCAAATCAAATGCTTAAAATTAAAAGAAAACAAAAACAAAAAAGAGATCAGCAAATACAACAGCAAAATATACAAGCTCAATCTCAAGCAAACGCACAAGCTCAACAAGCTGCTGCACAAGCTGAAGTTCAAAAGAAACAATCGCTAGCTCAATCAGATGCTCAACTAGAGCAAACTAGAAACCAACTTAAAATACAATACTTAAGAGAAGAGGCTACTGTTAAAAAAGATTTAATGCAGTACGAGTTTCAATTAAATACAAAATTAGAGGGTTTGAAAAAAGAAGCTGCAGATAAAATGGAAGCTTTAAGAGAAGATAGAAAAGATGCTAGAGTTGATAGACAAGCTGGGCATCAAAAAGAAATGATTACTCAAAGAAGTGGGGGTGAATCACTTAAAAAGTTTGAGTCGTCAGGTAATGATATAGTTACAGGGGATGCAGGTTTAGAAATGTAACCCTTATTATTTAATATTTTATAAAATTTTATTATGACAGAAGAAAACAAAGAAGTTGTTGAAGAGACAACTGAAGAAAACGTTGAGCAACCAATTGAAGAAGTTGTTGACGAAGTAGATTTATCTAAGTTTGATAGCGCTGAAGATCCAGATGTTATTAAAATAGATTTAGACAAAGCACCTGAAGTTAAAAGCGAAGAGGTTGAGCAACAACCCGCTGAAGAAGAAAAGGTGGACGTAGTCGAAGAAACAGTAGAGCAACCTATACTTGAAGAGGTTACTGAAGAAGAAAAAGTTGAAGAGGTACAAGAAGCGGTTGAAGAAGCAGTTGAAGAAGCTGTTACTACTGGAAAACCACTGCCAGAGAGTATACAAAAAGTTGTAGAGTTTATGGAAGAAACAGGTGGTGATTTACAAGACTACGTTAATTTAAATAGAGATGTTTCAAAAATGGACGACTCAGATATACTAGATGAGTACTACAGAACTACTAAATCTCACTTAACAGCAGAAGAACGTGGTTTTTTATTAGAAGATAAGTTTGGGTACGAAGAAGAAGTTGATGATGAAAAAACAATACGTAGTAAAAAAATAGCCCTCAAAGAGCAAGTTGCCGAGGCTAAAGCCTATTTAGACGGGCAAAAGTCTAAGTATTATGAAGATATTAAAGCTGGGTCAAAGTTGACTCAAGAACAACAAGATGCTATTAATTTCTATCATAAGTATAACAAAGATCAAGAAGGTCAGAAAAAGTTATCTGAAAAAAGCAAGAGAACATTTTTAAATAAGACTGATAGTTTCTTTGGACAAAATTTCAAAGGTTTTGAATACAACGTCGGAGATAAAAAATATCGGTACAATGTTAGTGATGTTAATAAAGTAAAGACAACTCAAAGCGACATTAATAATTTTATCAACAAGTTTGTTGGTGATGATAAGTCTACTATAGACGACGCTGCGGGTTATCATAAATCTTTATATACTGCTATGAATCCAGATGCTATTGCTAAGCACTTTTATGAGCAAGGCAAAGCAGATGCAATCAAAGGTCAAGTTGCTAAAGATAAAAACATTAATCTAGAACCTAGAAAAACTCATGGCGAAACAAATGTTGGGGGTGTTAAGTATAAGGTGTTAGGTCAATCTTCTTCTGAAATTAAAAATAGATCTTTTAAAATTAAAAAGAAAAATTAACAATTTAAAGAAAATATATTATGGCAATTACTCCAGGCGGTAGTTTGAATAGTGTTCCTTCTTCACAGAAGCAAGCATTATCTACAAATTACGTCGATTTTACGAGCACAGATACTGAAGGCTGGGCTCAACAATACCTGCCTGACTTAATGGAAAAAGAAGCTGAAGTGTTCGGTCCACGAACTATTTCAGGTTTTTTAGCTAAAGTTGGAGCGGAAGAGGCTATGACATCTGATAGAGTCGTATGGTCTGAACAAAGTAGATTACACATTTCATTAATTGGTACTGTCGATTTAGATGGTGATGGTGCTGGTGGTTCATCTAGTAAAGGTCAATTCACCGTTGTTTCTGATATTGACGGAAACATCGCTGGTGATGGTTTTGCTCTTGCTGATCACGGCGTTAGAGTTGGTGACATAGTCTTATTAGCATCTGCTGGTAAGGTTTCAAGATGTAGAGTACGTGTTGTTAACGCGACAGGTGGTCACATTGGTTTACATGCTTATGATGAAGATGTATTAACTGGTCACTCTGAGGTAGCAAGTGCTGCAACATTATTAGTTATCGGTTCTGAATTTAAAAAAGGTGATGACTATGCTGGACAAGCTAAAAGAACTGCTAATGAACCTACATTTAAAACTTTTACAAATAAACCAATTATAATGAAAGATTACTACGAAGTATCTGGATCAGACGCTTCTAGAATTGGTTGGGTAGAAGTTTCAACTGAGCAAGGACAAGGTGGTTACTTATGGTATTTAAAAGCTGAAGCTGACACAAGAGCTCGTTTTACTGATTACTTAGAAATGTCAATGCTTGAATCAATTCCAGGATCTAACTCTACAAATGTAGATGCAGACTTAGGTTTTGCAACTGAAGCTGACGCTGGTACTGAAGGTTTATTCTATTCTATTGAACAAAGAGGTAATGTTACATCTGGTGTTACAGGTGTTAACTCTGCTACTGATTTAGCTGAATTTGATGCTATCTTAGCTGAGTTTGATAAGCAAGGCGCTATTGAAGAGTACATGATGTTTGTTAACAGAGCTACTAGCTTAGCTGTTGATGATATGCTTGCTTCTATGAATTCTTACGGAGCTGGAGGTACTTCTTACGGGGTATTCGACAACGACGAAGATATGGCGTTAAATTTAGGTTTCTCAGGTTTCCGAAGAGGATCTTACGACTTTTATAAGTCTGACTTCAGATACTTAAATGACAAAGCTACAAGAGGTGGTATCAATGATGCTGCTACTAGCGCTGCTATTAGAGGTGTTATGATACCTGCGGGTGTTTCAACTGTTTACGACCAACAAATGGGTAAAAACATGAAGAGACCGTTTTTGCATGTTAGGTATAGAGCTTCTGCAACAGATGATCGAAGAATGAAAACTTGGACAACTGGTTCTGTTGGAGCTGCTACATCGGCGTTAGATGCAATGCAGTTACACTTCTTAACTGAAAGATGTTTAGTTACTCAAGGTGCTAACAACTTTATGATAATGAAGTAAAACTATTTATTTATAAGGGCGGTCTAGTATCGCCCTTATATTTTTATTAATTATATTATATATTATATTATGGCAAAGAAAAAGAAACAAACTATAGTTGAAGAACCTATAGTTGAAGAAACATTGGTTGTAGAAGAGCAACCTAAGGTTGAAGCTCCTAAAGTAAAAGCTAAACCAAAAAACAATTGGGTTATAGAGGATAAAGTTTATTATTTAAAAGGTAGAATGAAACCTTTATCAAGATCTATAAAATCTTCAGGAGTTTATTATTTTGATGAAAAATTAGGTTACCAAAGAGAACTTAAGTATTGTGAAAATCAAAGAACTCCATTTGTTGATGAAATGAAAGGTGACCAGAGATTATCTCATATAGTTTTTAGAAATGGTGCGCTTCATGTTACTAGAGAAAAACAAACATTACAAAAATTATTATCATTATACCATCCGCACAAAGACACAATATACTACGAGCATAAACCTCAGGCTATAGCTGAATCACAGTTAGACTGGTTAGAGTTTGAAGTTGAAGCTTTAGGCATTGCTAAAGACATGGATATAGATATGGCTGAAGCTATAATGAGAGTAGAGAAAGGATCTGATGTATCTAATATGAGTTCTAAAGAGCTTAGAAGAGATTTACTATTATTCGCTAAGAAAGATCCAAAGTTGTTCTTAGATTTGGTTTCTGATGATAATATACAGTTAAGAAATTTTGGTATTAGAGCTACTGAGATGGGTATATTAAAGTTATCTCAAGATCAAAGACACTTCATGTGGGGTTCTAATGATAGAAAGTTAATGACAATTCCATTTGATGAGCACCCATACTCAGCGTTAGCTGCTTGGTTTAAAACCGATGAAGGTATGGAAATATACCAAAATATAGAAAAAAGATTTAATTAATATCTTTTAACTTAATATTAATAGCCACTCATTACGGGTGGCTATTTTTATTTAGGGCTAACCTTTCACTTTATTATGTAACTATATACTAGTAAAATATATTATAATATGAGCGAGTCGAATAAATCAAAAGGATTAGGTGATTCAGTAGAAAAAATTACAAAAGCTACAGGTCTAAAAACACTAACTGAAATAGCTATGAGAGCTACAGGTTATAAAGACTGTGGCTGCAACAAGCGTAAGCAATGGCTGATT